GATTCATCGGACTTAAAGTTAAAATACGATAGCTGGTTAGAATCCGACTGGAGTATTAACCGCTCAGGTAAGTATCAGAAGATAGTTTATTGGAAATCTACTTTGTTAAATACTTTGCCATACATTAAAAAATTAACAGTAAATTCGGGGCCTCAAAAAGCACAACGTAATCAATATTTATGAAAAAGTTAGAAGAGAATCTACTCGGTACTATTTTGTTATTCCCTCAAGAATTCGTTTTAAGCGCGGATAAATTAAAAGTGGAGTATTTCTACCACTTTGAGACGAAGTGCGTTTATAACGCAATGTGTGAGCTTTTAAAGGGTGGTTTTAACATAGATACCGTTACCGTATGCTTAGAACTTAAAAAAAGAGGGCAATTAGACCAAATTGGAGGCCCGTATTATATAACTTCTTTAACAAATGAAATCGGGAATCTTAATTTTTTAATTAATAGGTTAGTTGAGGTTTATTTAATTAGAGAATTATCTTTTTTAGGACTTCAGATTCAAAAGAAAACAGCGGACACAGTTAATGACCCATTAGAAATAATTGAAGATATTAACAATAAGATATCCGATATTACTACCTTTAAGTTAGATAAAGTTAAAACACTAAAAACTATTTATGGGGATTTAGTTAAAGACATTTACGAAGTTATAAACTCAGGTCAACCCACTGGCATACTTTCAGGCCTTAATGACTTAGATTCAATAACTGGAGGGTGGCAGAATGGTAATTTAATTATAATAGCAGCACGTCCGGCTATGGGTAAAACCGCAGTGGCTTTACACTTGGCTAAAATACCGGCTTTAAATAATATCCCTGTGGCATTCTTTAGTTTAGAGATGACCGCATCGGAGTTAGCTGGTCGCTTGGCTTCATCGGAATCTTACATTCCAAGTACTCTAATTAATCAAAAGAGAATCGGACTCAATGATATTGAAGTAATGAATACATCATTTAACAAATTATCCGATGCTCCGTTCTATATAGATGATTCCTCAGTATTAAGTATTTCAGATTTAAAAGCTAAGGCTAAAAAGTTAAAGTATGAAAGGAATATTAAATTAATCATAGTAGATTATCTACAATTAATGCGAGGTGAGGGCGAAGGTAGTCGGGAGCAGGAGATTAGCTCAATATCAAGAGGATTAAAAACAATCGCAAAGGATTTAAATATTCCGGTTATTGCTTTAAGTCAGTTAAGTAGAAAATGTGAGGAACGACCAGATAAACGACCGTTATTAAGTGACCTTCGGGAATCGGGTAGTATTGAACAGGATGCGGATATAGTTAGTTTTATATTCCGACCTGAGTATTACGAATTATTCCCTAACGGATACGAATATAAAGGTAAACCAATAGATACGAGGGGATTGATGTTATTCGATATCGCTAAAGGTCGTGGGCTTCAAACGGGCGAAGTGGCTTTAAAGTTTGACGGTAAAATAATGAAGATTGGAAATTTGTAAATGTTAGTTTAAATTAATACTTTTGAAATATGAAATATATATATTAAATAAATATCAAAATGAACACAAAAGAGAAAATCGAAAAACAACTTCTAATAGCTATGAATGCTATGGATGAAATGCAACACTTAGTTCACCAACTTCCCGAAGAAGAAGGCTACCAAGATTGCTTTATGTCTAACCTTATTGATATGAAAAGCAGATTAAAACGCTTTTTGAATAATGATTTTGACAGCTTGGCACGTCAACGCAAAGAAAAGTTACCAAGTAGCGAAGAAACATTGATGGGTCATTTTAAAGCGGATGCTTCTTAGCCTGACCGATAACGTGCCGAGTATAAAAGAAGTGGGTGTATCCTGTAATGGCAAAATGGTATGTTGCGGTTCGTAGCATCTCGCATAACAAACAGCTATGCGCTCGAATAGGTGGTGTTATTTTGTTATATTAAATAATATACTTAAATTCGCACTATGAAATATATATTAGGATTACTACTGGCATCGTGTACTCAGTTACCGATGAAACCACATCAAAGTGAGAACATCAAAGAAGTTGCTCACGGTGAAGGATTATTAACAACAAAACTAAATTAGAATGAAGAAAAATTTATTAGTATCATTTTCAGGAGGCGAAACATCAGGCTTTATGGCACAATGGATTAAAAAACATTTAGAGGATAGTTATGATAGAGTAGTTTATGTATTTGCTAATACAGGACTTGAAAACGAGCAGACTTTAGAATTTGTGCAACAATGCGATAACTATTGGAAGTTAAATGTGCAATGGGTTGAAGCATCTGTAAATTTTGGCGAAAGAAAAGGAACTGGCTATTGGCTTACTGACTTTGATAATGCAAAAAGAAAAGGAGAGCCATTTGAAGCTATGATACAAAAGTATGGAATACCTAACCAAGCGTTTCCACATTGCACAAGAGAGTTGAAACAAGCACCGATAAAAGCATTTGCAAGAGATTGGTTTGATGGCGAAAAATACGATACTGCAATAGGAATAAGAATTGATGAAGCAGATAGAATGAACGCAAAGGCAAAAGAAATGCGTTTTATTTATCCATTGATTAAACAAGATATGATACCTTCAACAAAGCCAATGATTAACTTTTTTTGGAAACAAATGCACTTTAGATTGGAGTTGAAGGGTTATCAAGGGAATTGCACTACTTGTTGGAAAAAAGCAGATAAAAAGTTGTTTCAGATATACAAAGAAAATCCGAAAGCATTTGACTTTATGGATAGAATGGAACGCAAATATCCAAGAATAGGCAATGAATTTGACAAAGATTTAACTGCAAAGAATAGAGTATTTTTTAGAGGAAACAGAAGTGCAACCGACATAATGTGTCAAGCAGAAAATTGGAAAGGAATAATTAAAAATGATGCTGATGAATATTCATATCAAATTGACTTACTCGGTGGTGATAGCTGTGAAGTTTTTTCGGAGTGCGGTTCGTAGCATCTCGCATAACAAACAGCTATGCGCTCGAATAGGTGGTGTTATTTTGTTATATTAAATAATATACTTAAATTCGCACTATGAAATATATATTAGGATTACTACTGGCATCGTGTACTCAGTTACCGATGAAACCAACTCAAAGTGAGAACATCAAGGAAGTTGCTCACGGTGAAGGATTTGTTATCTATCAACTTACCTTAGATACAAATACTTATTTAATAGGTAAGTCAACAACTCAACTAACAATAAAATGAAAGGCAGAAAAACAAAGTACGACTTTAATTCTTTAAATGTCGGTGACCAATTAATGGTTAATGAAACTCAATTAAAAATGAGTGCAGCGGTGTGTATGTTCGTGAAACGTAAGGCACCTGAAAAAAAGTTTAAGACAGAAAAAATGGATATTGGTGTACGCATAACTCGTATAAAATGACACTCGATGAACAGAAAAAACACTTTGCTGAGTTCACCAAAAAAATGGCTGAAACGATGCTTAAGAAAGGTTTTGATTACGCTGGAACTGACCGTCTTAGTAACTTTAAACTGGCTGGCGCAATTACTGGGACATCGGGACAATTAAACTGTTTAAACTTAATCGCAACGAAGGTAGCAAGGCTTGGTGTGTTATTGCATACTAACAAAGTAAACAACGAGTCAATATCGGATAGCATCCTTGACCTTGCTAACTACGCTGTATTATTAGACCAATTACAACATGAACGACAAATCAATAAAAATAGCGGAAAGGTTAAATGAACTTTCAGGTAAGGACTATAAAGAATCGGAACGCTTAATAATGGAGCATACTTATTTAATAGTTAACATAGCTAAGCGTAACGGATTCAGCTTAGGAAACTACCAAGGATTAAAGGAACAAAAGAAGGACTTATTAAGGCACATCGCTAAAATGGAGAATGACTTAATTTGTGGTACTTTAAGTGACTTTGAGTATAAAACTAAAATGGCTGATATGAAGTTACTTACACGGATGTTTCTTTATCCGGCTGAGTATCGAACTGGGCAGCGTACTCACTAAGTTTAGAATAAATCAAATCAGGCTTACCAATACCGTAGATAATTGTTCCGGATTGAAATACAATCTCTGAATAGTATTTACGGTTTTGTCTGCCCTTTGGAATAAAACACCTTGGATTGATTTGTACTATTGGGTCATGTCCGATATTACAATATGCTGTTCCAGTTTCAAATCCATCCTCGATACCTTCAGACCTTAATCTAATAGTGTCTATTTCGGACATCTCCTCGTTATCTAACCCACTTTGAATGGGGAATATAACATCTAACTTTAACCAATGTAAGTCCATTAATATACTTTACCGTTAATTATTTTAAGATTATGAATAATGAATTGCCCTGTTTTTATTTCGTGTTCTACATAACTGAAGCCTAAATTCCATTTATTAATAGGCATGTATA